TTGACGGCAACAGCAGTTTTCGCCATGCGCCTGCAAATGGTCGGCTATCGCGGAGACCAGGCTGAACGAATCGAGGTCATGCCCGATGAGTTGTGGTACCCGCCTGACCTGTCGGAACAGGCTTTTGAGATCATCAAGTCCGGTGGCAAGGTCGATACGGCCTACAACAACCGCAATTTCCACGAAGGCCGTTACGAGCCTTACGAGTGGCGCTACCTGACGGACACCAACAACTGGTTCATGTGCGACGGCAGCCTGAGGAAACAATTCGTCTTCTGGCAAGACCGCATCCCGGCTGAGTTCGCCATGATCGAGGATTTCGACACACTCGTTGCGAAGTGGCGCGGGTATGCGCGGTACGGCATGACTTACGTCAACTGGCGTTGGGTGGGTGGGGCGTCCGTAACCTGATGCCTAGTCGTTCTCCTGCTCAGGCCCGGTTGATGGCGGCTGCGGCACATAACTCGGCGTTTGCGAAAAAGGCCGGTGTGTCGCAGCGGGTAGCCAAGGAATTCAATCAGGCTGATGCAGGTACAGGAATGCTACGAAAGAAGCGAATGCCTTCAACGAAAACGCATTTTACGTACTGAGGTCTTCATGGCAAACAAACTCTACAGCAAGTTTGGTTCTGGTGGTGGCGGAAGCAACAAGGCACAGGGTTCGCCTCCTTCGACTGCCATGCCGGTGAAGACGGCTGACTGGCCTGGGCTTCCCGGCAAGGACGGTCCAAACCGTTCAGGCGGCACGCCAAATCATGGTTATGCCGGTCAGTTCTATGCCATGCAGCAGTTTTCCCCGAAGAAGATGGGCAAGCCGATGGAAGGCGAGATGACCGAGATGCACAAGAAGATGGCCAAGAAATCGATGATGTAAAACCGGGTAATGGTCGGTGAGATTCCGGCCGGCGGCCTGCGTTTGCTGCGCCAGGCGTTCCTAGACAGGAGTAGCAAAGATGGGTTCACCTTTCAGCACCAAGTTTTTCGACAAGGGTGCATCACCGATTTCCGGCGACATCACGCAGGGCGATGTCTATTACGTCAAGCCGACTACAGGCTCGAACAGCAACGACGGTACGACTCCGGGCAAGGCGTTCAAAACGCTGACCTACGCTCACAGCAAGATGACGGCGAATCAGAACGACATTTGCTACTTCCTTGCGGAAGCGGCAAGCGATGTTCAATCGGTACAACTGGAGTGGTCGAAGGATCACTGCCACCTGATCGGTGTTTGTGCCCCCGCTGTCGTGAGTCCGCGTTGCAGGATCACGCAGTTGTCCACGGCGACCGGAATTAGCCCTCTGCTTCTCATCAGCGCCGATGGTTGCTGTTTCTCCGACTTGCAAATCTTCCAAGGCGTTGACGACGCCACATCTCTGATCGCGGTCGGCATTACAGGGAATCGCAACGTATTTAAGAACGTGCATTTCGCTGGTATTGGCAACGCTACGCAATCGGCCTCAGGGTGTGCTTCGCTGAAGTTGGAGAACAACCCTTGCGAGAATTATTTCTACAACTGCGTGATCGGCTTGGATACCGTTGTACACGACGGCGATGGCGTGAATCTGCTGCTGGATACCGGAGCCACGCGGGCGAAGTTTGAAAACTGCCTGTTCCAGATGTACGTCAGTGCTGCCGGCGCTTGCCACGTCAAGGTTGCGGATACGACTGGATTCGACCGCTGGATGTGGTTCAAGGATTGCATATTTTTGTCCGAGTCAACCAACAAGACGGTGGATATGACGGAAGTGTTCAACATTCCGGCTGGTATCTCCCAAGGCAAGATCATTCTGCAAAACTGCGCGGCCTATAACGATGGCGGTGCCCCGGTATGGACCGCTGGGACCGAGGGAATCATCTGGTCGAATATGGGTGATGTAACGGCTTCCGCGGCTGGTGGTTTGGCGACTAACCTGTAACGGCATGGCTTTCGCCTACCACATCGTCCAAGTACTGACTCACGTCGGTATGGTGCATCCGTCGGCCCAGAAAGACCCGCAGCGTCTGGTAGTCGTCAGTCGATCTGTCAAGGCGACAGGCGACCTGCCGCAGGATCGCAGGTATTACTGGTGCCGTGCGATCGTCGAAGGCGAACGCTGTCAGTACGCGGAGCGAGAGTTGATCGAGTGTGTTGAAGAAGAACTGATTCCGTATCCAATTTAAGGAGTACTCATGCAAGCGCAAGCCGAATTCAGCACCAAGCCGTTGCTTCGTCCCGCTCAGATCGAGGATACAAAATCCGAAATCAAGGC